TCTTTGATGACGTTTGCCATGGGCAATGCTATTACATTGGAGGATACCAATGGAAATCGCAAGCTGTGGAAGAAGCGTCAGGAGGATAAGATTGATAATGTTGCAGCATTGATGGATGCATTTGTTGCATACAAACTACACAAGGAAGCTTTCGAGTGATTGGAGTTTAATGTCTTATGGAGAACTCGAACATCATGGTGTAAAAGGGCAAAAGTGGGGTGTTAGAAACGGAAAACCAAACCTTGCACAAAGATCATATTTGAGAAAGCAAAAAGATGCAGTTACTCTCTATAGACGAGCTGCAAAACCAAATTCATCGAAAACAGATAGGCTTTTTGCTGCGTTAAACATGAATCTTAGCGATATGAAAAAAGGCATTCGTGCTGGAGCAAAAGAAAAAATCAAAAAAACAAACGAGCACATTGCTAGAATTGAGCGCGGAGAAGCTTCGCTAAGAGATGTTATGCAAATGTATGGGAAAACGACAGCTATAGATTTACAGGTTCAACATTGGCTTGAAAATTCTATAACGAAAAAGTAATTCCTTAGACTCTGAGAGGAGGTGTAAATGCCTAGTATCACATCTCGCATCAAGAGTGCGTGGAATGTGTTTCGAAATCGAGAAGAAACAAGTACTTTCTCGTACGAGTCTATTGGTCCTAGTTATGGCGTTCGTCCTGATAGAACCAGGCTGCGTATAAGTAATGAACGAACGATCATCTCATCTATCTATACCAGGATGAGTGTTGATGTAGCTCAAGCCACTCTGTATCACGTTCGACTTGATGAGAATAAGCGTTATGTGGAGGAAGTTGACAGTGGTTTGAACTATTGTTTGACTTCGGAAGCTAACATCGACCAGGCAGCTCGTGCTTTTCGTCAAGATATTGCCATGTCTTTGTTTCAGCATGGTGTAGTAGCAATCGTTCCAGTAGACACGGTTCTGAATCCGTTGCTCACTGGTGGCTACGACATCAAAACACTTCGCGTTGGCGAGATTACTCAATGGTATCCACAGCATGTTACAGTTAATCTTTACAACGAACGGACTGGGTTGCGTGAAGATGTAACTGTACCTAAATCTCTTGCTGCTATTGTCGAAAATCCGTTTCACATGATCATGAATGAGCCCAACTCTACTCTGCAGAGACTCATTCGTAAGCTGAACATGCTGGACATGGTCGACGAAGCAAGCAGTTCCGGTAAATTGGACTTGATCATCCAGTTGCCTTACGTAATCAAGTCGGAAGCTCGTCGTCAGCAGGCTGAGCAAAGGCGAAGGGACATCGAAAGCCAGCTGAAGGATAGTACTTATGGTATTGCTTACACTGACGGTACAGAAAAGATCACACAGCTGAACCGCCCTGCGGAAAACAATCTGCTTGCTCAAGTTGAGTCTTTGATGAAGCTTCTTTACTCTCAGTTGGGCATTACTGATGAAATCATGAATGGTACTGCTGACGAAAAGACCATGTTGAACTACGCAAATAGAACTATTGAGCCGATCATCTCTGCGGTTGTAGAATCTATGAAGCGTACGTTCTTGACAAAGACTGCTCGCGCGCAAGGTCAGAGCATTGTCTTCTTCAGAGATCCGTTCAAGCTTGTTCCGATCAGTCAGATTGCTGATATTGCTGATAAGTTTACAAGAAACGAAATTCTCACATCCAATGAGATTCGTCAGTTGGTCGGGTTCAAGCCGGCTAGCGATCCAAAGGCAGATTCGCTGAGAAACAGCAACATGCCTCAATCTGAATTGGGTGCTCCACCACCAGGACAAGTTGATCTATCTACAGAGGAAGGAAACAGTCAAAATGGGAGCTGACTTTAGCGGTTACGCAACTAAGGCTGGCGTTCGTTGTTCGGACGGACGCACAATCATGCCCGATGCATTCAAGCATCAAGACGGGGCTCAAATTCCATTGGTTTGGCAGCATGGGCATAACGATCCCGAGAATGTTCTTGGACATGCTTTGCTCGAAAACCGTTCCGATGGTGTTTACGCCTATTGCTACTTCAACAAGACTTCTAAGGCGACCACCGCAAAGGAACTTCTTCTTCACGGAGACATTAATTCGCTATCTATTTGGGCGAATCGTCTTGTTGAGCAGGGAAAGAACGTTTTGCATGGTGCAATTAAGGAGGTTAGTCTGGTTCTTGCTGGTGCAAATCCAGGCGCACTAATTGATAACATCAATATTCAGCATAGCGACGGCGATGTTGAAACTCTAGGAGATGAGGCTATCATTTACACGGGGCTCAACTTGGAACATGCAGAGCCGCCGAAGGCTGGCGGAAGTGATCCTACGGTCCAAGAGGTTTTCGACTCCATGACTGAGGAACAGCAAAATGTTGTCAATTATTTGATTGGAGCAGCCCTTGAAATGAATGCGGCTGCAGCGGCTCATTCTGATTCTGATGATTCTGAAAACGCCGAAGAAACCGAAGAAACCGAAGAAGCAGTACTAACCCACCAGGAAGGAACAGTAATGAATGTGTTCGAGCAGAACGGCGGATCTGCCCCCAAGGGTGCTACGTTGTCTCACGATGATCTGGCTAAGATCGTAGCAAATGCCAAGCGTCTTGGTTCGTTCAAGGAAGCTTTCCTCGAGCACGCCACCACCTACGGAATCGAGAACATCGATCTTCTGTTCCCGGACGCTAAGGCCATCTCCAACTCTCCGGAGTTTGTTTCTCGGCGGATGGAGTGGGTTGCCGGTGTTATCGGTGGCACTCATCACTCGCCCTTCTCCCGCATCAAGTCGCTGTCTGCGGATATTACCCACGACGAGGCTCGGGCCAAGGGTTATGTCAAGGCCAGCATGAAGAAGGAGGAGTTCTTCGCCCTCGCCAAGCGAGTTACTACTCCTCAGACCATCTACAAGAAGCAGAAGCTCGATCGTGATGACATCATCGACATTACTGATCTTGATGTGGTCGCCTGGCTCAAGGCCGAAATGCGTGTGATGCTGGACGAGGAAATTGCTCGCGCTGTTCTCATCGGCGATGGTCGTGAGGTTGACGACGAGGACAAGATTCAGGAGACGCATATTCGTCCGATTGCCAAGGACGATAATTTCTATGCGCACCAGGTTGCGGTCCCGTCCAACGTTACTGGCGATAGCTTGGTCGAGGCCATTCTTCGCGCGCGTCCGAGCTATCGCGGTTCCGGTAACCCGGCCATGTACTGCACTGAGAATCTTCTGACCGATCTTCTCCTGGTCAAGGATCGTCTGGGTCGTCGTATCTACCCGACTCAGGCCGAGCTCGAGACTGCTCTTCGCGTTTCGAAGATCGTCACGGTTCCTGTGATGGAGTCCCAGAATGTCAATGGCGGCGAGCTGCTTGCCGTTCTTGTCAATCTGAATGACTACACCCTTGGCGCGGATAAGGGCGGCGCTGTTTCGATGTTCGATGATTTCGACATCGATTACAACCAGTACAAGTACCTGATTGAGGCTCGCCTCAGTGGCGCTCTGACCAAGTACAAGTCTGCTATGGTCTTCACTCGTGCCACCGGTACCTCCGTTACTCCGGGCGTTCCGACCTTCGTGCCTAGCACTGGCGTTGTGACGATCCCGAATACGGCTGGCGTCGAGTACTTCGCTGATGGCGCTGCTGCTCCTGCAGGTGCTCTGGCTGCCATTAATGCCGGCGATAGTGTGACCATCACGGCTGAGGCTGCCGATGGTTACTACTTCCCGGCCAACACTCCTTCTACTTGGACGTTCACCCGTCCCTCGGCTTAAGGATAAAAATGGCGAAGTTCTACGGTGATATCGGTTATGGAGAAACCGTAGAGACATCTCCTGGTGTTTGGGAAGACGCCATTGTTGAGTATGCATATTTTGGCGATGTTGTGAAGAATACTAGGAATCTTGACAACGGTGAGTATCTGAACAGCGATATTTCCGTTAGTAATTCGATCAGTATTGTCGCAGATGCATACGCGTATGAGCATTTCTTCGCCATTAGATACATCAGGTGGGCGGGGGTGTTGTGGACGGTAACAAACGTCGAAGTGCAGCGCCCCCGCCTCCTGTTGCAGTTGGGAAGGGAGTACAATGGCCCCACAGAGTGAACTTCAGGCAAAGCTGGAGCTTATTCTAGGTTCTCGCAATGTATATTTCCAACCTCCAACCAACATTTCGATGCAGTATCCTTGCATTGTTTACAATCGAGATGCCATATTTGCAAGGTATGCTGACGATTTCATCTATAACCATGCTATCAAGTACCAGGTTACAGCCATTGATAGAAATCCTGGAGGCGAAATTGCTATGCGAGCGCTTGTTAGCTTCCCGATGTGCTCATACGATCGCTTTTATGTAGCCGATAATCTAAATCACGACGTCCTTACACTCTACTTTTAGAAGGGAATAACCATGGTTGCACTTGTATGGGACAATACCGGAGAACGCCTTTACGAAACAGGCGTTGATCACGGCGTCCTTTATATTCCGAATGCACAAGGTGTCTACGACAAGGGTTACGCCTGGAATGGTCTGACTGCTGTCACCGAGTCGCCTAGCGGTGCGGAAGCTACTGCGCTTTACGCTGACAACATCAAGTACCTGAACCTCATCTCGGCTGAGGAGTTTGGTGCGACGATCGAGGCTTACACCTATCCGGACGAATTCGCTCAGTGCGATGGTTCTGCGGAGGTTGCTCCTGGAATTGTTGTCGGTCAGCAGACTCGAAGGTCATTCGGTCTCAGTTACCGGACCAAGATTGGCAATGATGTCA